GGCCTTGCGCTGGTTCGCGCCTTCTTCTCGTATCTGGGCGACGACGATTTGCGGGGCCGGCGGCTGCTTCGAGCGCTCCTCTTTGACCTTCTCCCACTCGTCGTCGCTGTACTGCAGGCGCTTCGGGTCGATCTTCATGGCCTTGCAGGCTTCGGCGTACGCCTTGCGCGGGTCCGCGCCGTACTCCGGGTTCGTGGAGGCACCGAGCAGCTGGATCATGTTCTGGTTCTGGATGTCGCGCTCCACGAGCACGCTGGAGCTACGCGCGTCGATCACGTACAGGCCCTTCTCCTCCTCGTCCTCGCCGTACTGCATGAGGTAGTCGTAGTAGCGGCTGATGCCGGGCTCGATTACCTGATCGTCGAACTGCCTGGCAATGCGGCGCCTCACGACCGACGTGTTGTTGTTGAGGATCTGCAGACCGCCTACGGTGTCCGGCGCCTTGCCTTGCTGGCCTTGGAGCAGCGCCGGCTGGCCGGTGATGTCCTCGGCGAGTTTCAGCAGGAACTGGATGATCGCCAGCAGTTCTTGTTGGCGGCTCTCGATCTGAATGGACTCGATCGAGTTCTTCGCCTCTCGCATGTCCGCGTCCATACTGACCTCGAACACCTTGCCGCCGTACAACTCCCAGTTCCCGTCGACGGGTTCGAGATACCTGCGCAGCACGGCCAGCATGGGCTTGGCCGACAAGCCTGCGTTCTCCATGAGCGCGCGGAAACACGCTGTGATGCCGCGCTGCGCGGGCCTGATCTGCCTCGCAATGCCCTGTCCCCACGGCATGCCGGGGCGCCGGCGCCACGTCAGGATGTCGTAGGGGAACGTTCCTTTGTCCAGGTGGTTGAGCGATGCCCGTACGATCCTGCCGTTGACGACCGTAATCACGGCCGGCACCGACAAGTACTTTTCCTCAAGGTCAGAGCAGTCGCAGCCGATCGCCTCGATGTCCTCGCGCTTCAGGTCGCCGTGAAACCACCAAATCTCGAACAGCGAGTCGTCGCTGATCGCCGTGTTCTTGCGCTCACCGACCTCGACCTCGAACTTCTTGGGGCCTTCGGCGAGGCAGAGCTCGATCTGGCTGTTGATGTAGCCCGGCTGACCCCGGAGATCCTGCAGGGTGCGGCACGTAATCTCGCCGCGCTCCCACACGAACGAGCCGTTGTGGATGTTCTCGCCGCACGCCGGGTAGTCAGGGTACAGATTCCAGTAGTCGACGACCTCGGTGACGGGCTTCGTCTCCTCGCGGATCTCGAGCTTCTGAACGCCGTCCACGTTCTGCCAGACGTACTGCTTCTTGACCTTGGGAATCGGGCCCTTCACGATGCCCGTGCCCACGCGCGCCGAGTCGTCGATCTGGCGCCGCGACTTGCCGTGCCACTGGCACTCGGTCAGCCAGTCCTTGATGCGCGTCTCAGCCTTCTCCGCGCACTTCTTGGCCTTCTCCATCGCCTCTTCGGCCTGCTTCGCGACGTCCTGCGCGGCGGCCGGCTGCGCCATGCCGGGAACCTGCACCATCTGATCACCGGGCATCTTCTTGACGTGCTCGATGATGGCGTTCAACTCCGGGATGGGCGTCGGCCCGATCCCGAACGGCCAGTCATCCAGCGGCAGCAGGATGTCGGCGATGCTCGCCGCGCCGGCCTCGCAGTACGGGCCCGTGATGTTCGGCAGGAGAATGCACTTGTTGTCGCTTGGCCTGTCGTCGTTGCGCGTCACCACGCCGGAGGATGACGCGGGCTTCAAGTACCTGTGCCGCGTGCCGACGGCGCCCTCCTGCGCGCGGTTCGCGTCGTCGATGCCATCGAAGGCGTCCTCGTCCTCGAGCCATATCTGCTCGATCCCACTCGCGCGCCGCGCGTTGATGGCGGTCGTGCGCTTGCCCTCGAGGGACACGGCCAGGCCCTCAAGGCGGACTACGCGCGCTTCCTCCTCACGGCGCTTCTGCTCCTCCATGGCGGCAAGCTGGTGCTCGTCGAGAGTCGCCATCTGGCCGTCTGGCTGCGCGTCTTGTGGGTATGCGTTCATCAAAGTCCTGTCCCGGGGTCAAGTGATCGGTGTCTTGGAATCGGTATCTTTGGCCTCGTATCTGCGCCAGGCCACTTCAGCGTCAGTTTCTCGCCGCCAACCGCAGTCGTCTCGGTAATGCGGGCGAGCGCGTCCAGCATGTCGTCGTGAACCGGCACGGGGAACGCCATGTATTCGTTCTCCACGAACTCGTGGATCATGTCCTTGCTCTCGTGGTCGACCGTCGTGACGTGAAACTGGTGCGGCAGCAGCACATGTTTCCCCTGAAACAGCGGGATAAGCCGCTTGATCCTGTCTTCCTTGCGCGTCTTCCCGCCGACCTTCTTGATGTCGAAGCGATACTTGCGCTCCTTCATCTCGGTCTCGATGTGCTGGATGTCGGCTTGCAGGCCGTATTCCTCGTAGCGCACTTCGATCGGCTTCCACGCCCGGTGTAGCTCGAGCAGTAGGTTTGTGCGTTCCGTGAGGTTCAGCCGGTCGCGGTACACCGCCAGGGTGTAGTAGTTCTCGTCCGGTCCGAGACCGACTACCCAGATCGTCGTGTAGTCGGCCTGTTCCTTCTTCGAGTTCGCGGGGTCGACGAGGATGTACTTGTTCAACCCTCGGCCGTCGTCCGGATCCCAGTACACGAGCCACGCGCGCTGGAATCCGTGCGTCGCGTCTGCGGTCGGGTTCTGCAGGATCTGCGAGCCGAACGTATAGATGCCCATGTCGCGCCTCTTCTTCGCCATCAGTTCCGGCGTCCAGATCACGGGGCGCCTGATGTCGCCGCTGTTGTTCTCGGTGCCGTCGTATAGCCGCACGGATGCTGTGCCCCGCTCGATCACCGTGCGATACGTGTCATTGAAGTGGTAGCGCGTGCCAATGAACCGCTTGGCGCCGCCCTCCGCTCCCAGCGAGTACGAGAGTTCGAGCGCGCCCGTGGTCTTCTCCATCATCGCCGGCGTCGTGACGCTCTCTTTGGTCACAACGTCGTCGTAGATGAGCTTCTGGAAGTGCTTGCTGGTCGGCATGCCATCGACCAGTCCCCACGCCTCGACCGTCGCCTCCTTGGGGTTCGTCTTGCGCTTGACGATGATGCCCTCGTCCTCCGACCACTTCGGAGAGTCCTTCTTCGGGTTCTCGTAGAGCACATCCGGGTACAGCGCCTTAAGGTCGCCGTTGCCCTCGAACTCGGTCTTGATCTGGCGCATGAACGCCTTGGCGATCGGCCGTGTGTGCGAGAAGATCCCGAAGGTGTCCTCGGCGTCGCGCAGGATGTCCTGAATCGTGAGCGCGAACGTGATGATCGTGCTCTTATAGTGCTCGCGAGCCCACAAGTCCAAGTGCTCGTCCGGCGACTGCTCGACCTCTCGGCACCGCGCGTACAGCCAGGGGTGCGCGATGTCCGGGCGGTGCAGCACCTTCAGTAGCAAGAAGAACAGGTCTTCGCGGCCCAGCTGCGCGAACAGCCAGTCGTCGCCTTCTGGCCCGTCCTCGGCGCGCTCGTAGTAGGAGATCGCCTCCGCCATGCTGGCGCTATTCAGCGCCTCGAGCATGTCGGCGAGGTACGCGGCGTTGTAGCGCTGCTCAGGCATGCCTACGCCTGAGCGCTTCGGCCTCTACCCTTAAAGCGCTCGAATTTGACCGTCTTCTGCCCAGAGATTAAGACGGTGGGCGGCTGCTGCACGTTGTCCTTCTCGAACAACCCGAGATGCTTCATGGCCTTTTCGATCGCGGAGTTCTTGTCCCAGAACTTCACTTCCTTCGTGTACATCGGGACGTGCTCGACCGATCCCTCACCGGCGTCGACCTTCATGCCGCCGGCCATCTCGACCACCTTGACTGAGGCCATAGCCTTCGCAACGTCGTCGGGCCACTTATGCGGCGGCAAGAGCGCGCCAGTTTGCTGGTCGAAGCACTTGCGCAGGTCGGAATGCACGATGCCGTGTAACTCGCGCAGCGTGCCCTCAATGGTCAGATCGGTCTTCTCTTGCGCCTTCTCGAGCACTTCGGCGCGGCGCTTTTCGATCGCCGCCTTGATCTTCGGGACTTTCAGGAGATGCGACGCCTTGGACTTTGCGGACTTCGGCGAGAAGCCGGCGGTTATGGCCGCCTCCATGCCGTTGCCGCCGTTCTCGACGTACGCCTCGACGAACAGCGCGCGCATCGCCTGCGAGTTGGCGCGCGACGGGCCGGCGCGGGTGCGCTTCTTCTTCACGCTGCCTCCGGCTCCACTGCGAATTGATCGGGGTCCGCCCTGAACTTCTCGACGAGCTCGGCGAGCGCGCCGGGGTCCATCTTGTTGATCGCCTCGGTGTCCAAGAACGCCCGGCCGGCGTGCGCCGCGTGGCCGTGCAGCGTCCTCACGTAGCGCTGCAGCTTCCCGGTCTTCGGGTCGATGCTGACGACGGCGGTCTTGGTGCCCCAGGCCATCTACCGGCCTCCGCCAAAGTCCACGATGACGCGGATCTGCGTGCCGTTCGCCTCGATGCTGGCGGTCCTCGCGAGGCTGATGGCGCATTCCGCGACGGCCTGGCGCATCCGCTGTTCGCATTCCTTGAGCGCCTGCTGGATCACTGGCTCGGCCACTTGCATCATCTGCACCTTGATGG